CTAAGGGAGTGGTGGTGGTGATAGAGAACAGGGCGGAGAGTTCACCTGGCGGACAAGGGCGCGGTCAAAGAGGGGTGGAGGTCGAGATTGAGTGAGGGGAGGAGAAAAGTACGGACTAGACGGGGCGGGAGAGAATTAAGTACAGTGCCGCACATGCAAACACAAAACAACATACCCAGCAAGAATAACTTCAAAAACATCGAACTCAGGTCAAGCTGTCCGCAGATTCTAAGGCTTGATGAGGCCGCTCAAATCCTGACGGTAAGCCGTCGAACGATTATGGCATTACTCCAAGCCGGAACACTCACAGGAAAGAAAATTGGCCGACGCCGGGTGATGTTAAGGGCGGAACTCGAAAAATACATCGGGGCCAAACTGTAATGGCTGAACCGAAACGCATCAAGCTGCCGTTCAACTGGCAGGCGCGCGATTATCAGCAACCGACCTGGAGCTATCTACGATCAAAGATACCACGTAAACGCGCGGTGTTCGTCTGTCATCGGCGCGGCGGTAAAGACCTTCTCGGCGTCAATCACATTGCCTGTTCAGCCTTCGAGCGCATGGGCGCTTACTGGCATTTGTTCCCGGAATTCAAACAGGCTAGGGCCGCGATTTGGAACGGTATCACGAGCGAGGGCGAGCCGGGCAATGAAGGGCACAAGGGCACACGGTTCCTTGACCACATTCCAAAGGAGTTAATCGACCGAACCTATGAAAACGAAATGCGGATCAAGTTCGTTAATGGGAGCAACTATTACTTGGTTGGAAGCGATAACTACGACGGCTTGGTCGGGACAAACCCTGTTGGCATTGTGCTCTCCGAATACAGCCTGCAAGACCCCGCGGCCTGGCACTACCTATCTCCTATCCTTGCGGAAAATGGCGGATGGGCGTTATTCATTTACACTTTCCGAGGTAGGAATCACGGCTGGTGGCTTGCACAACATGCCAAGAAAAACCCGGACTGGTTCTATGACGAACGCAAGGCCGGCTCTGGCGATGATTGCACGAAGAAGCCGAACGGCGAACCAGTTGTCTCCGATGAAGAGATCGAAAAGCTCCGCGCGGAAGGCATCCCCGAAGCCGTCATTCAATCCGAATACTTCAACAACCCGGAAGCTCCGCTCGAAGGCGCTTACTACGAAAAAGAAATGCAACGGTGCAAAGCCGAGGGACGCATTGGAGCAGTCCATTACGACCCGAAGTTTCCGGTGCGTACCGCATGGGACATCGGCCATGATATGACGGTGGTGATCTTCTTTCAGATGGTGTTGAACGAGGTCCGCATCATCGACCTGCTTTACAAGAGCGAACAGGGCTTGCCTTATTTCGTCGGGGCTGTGAAGAACAAGCCGTATCAAGTCTATGACGCGCATCATGCGCCCTGGGATATCGACACGCGCGAATGGGCGACCGGCAAAAGCCGGATGGATGTGGCGAAGGAACTGGGGATCAAGTTCACGGTCAAACCACAGAAGCCCGGCAATGACGGACAGGCCGATGCCCGCGAACAGGTGAAGCTCATCCTGTCACGTTGTATCTTCGATGAGAACAAGTGCGGCATGTTGCTGGAGGCGTTGCGATCCTACCGGGCCGAGGAGGAGCAAGCCAAGATGCAATATACGGGCGACACCGCCAAGGCCATGAAGATGTTCAAGGACAAACCGCTTCACGATTGGTCAAGTCACTTTGCAAAGGCAATGGAAGTGCTGGCGTGGAACGTGTCGAAATATCAGAAGGTCGATTGGTCGAAGATGCCGGACAGGTACGAGGACAATTACAGTTACGTGTAGGCGATCCAGTAAACTACGGCGAGCTTGAGCAGGAACAGGGTGGCGATGGCGAGGAGGATGAGTTTCATGTTGTCAGTTAGGCTGGCAGTGTCGTTATGCAAAAGAAACAAGGAGAAGAGGGGAAAGAACCCCCTTACCCCCTAAAGGGCTTATTTTCATTGGTTCCACATGGAACAAGAAAGTCCGAAGAGTAAAAAGAAAACTGCTGCCTTCGCGTAAAGGCAGAATGTTTTCCTTCTGCTCGCAAGCCGGTGAGATTTTCATTTCCTCGCGTGCTCTTGCAGTAGCACCAGCCGTGGCCGGGCCATCTTAGGTTTCGGAGCCGATCTATCAGCACGTCCGTTTGCCGGTTCACTGTTCCCTGAAGTCCACGCCGTCCGGGGTGAAGCTGGCAGAAAGGGGAACTGCCAACCCGCACGGCGCGGAATTCAAAGAACAGAGCGGGAAACAAAAATCCCGCGCAGGACTTAGCTACGCGGGATTTGCTAACGTACCAACAAAATCGTCGTGCAGTCTAAGTCACTGCGAACGCGGCCACACTACTTGATTGACTCGCGGTGTCAACGATTTATTTTTTGGGCATGTTGCCATACGACCACGCCGTTAAGTTCTATGGGCTAATTGACTGGATGCGGTTGCTTGAACGGTACGCTTCGCATCACTACGTCTATTCCTCACCAACCGCCCTTTGCCTCGCCAAGCCCGAAGGCGATAGCTGGTTTATTGAATTCGCGGCTGGCGATATTCAGGAGCTAATCTGTCACCTGCCTTTCTGGTTGACCTACATTCGCTTTAGCGTTAAAGGGAAGTCGAAAGTCTATGCAACTGCTCGTTTGGTCAACCGATTCCTGAAAGATGCGACTATCGAAGATGGACCTGCTGACGCGCTGCCACGGTGGCGGTGGTGGCAGTGGGAAGATCAAACCCATAGCGCCGCCCTCACCCACTATCGCAGCCGAGAATGTGGCCAAGACACGGATTCTGGACAGGCAGCGTAAGGCGCGCGGTTTCGGCTCGACGTTGATCGGTTCTTTGATGGACAAAGAGAACAGGCCAAAAACCCTTTTGGGAGGCTGATGCCAGAAGACGCCAAAGCCAAGGAAGTCATCGCGCGTTACAACTCGCTAAAGAGCGAGAGCGAACCTTTCCGGCGTCTGTGGCAGGACATCCGCGAGTTGATCATGCCCAACGCGCAGGATTTCCAGACCAAGACATCGCCCGGTCAGGAGCGTAACCTTGGCATCTACGATTCGACCGCCCCGGATGCCAACAAGGATTTCGCGGCGGCGCTCCATTCCTACATGACCAGCCCAACTGACCGCTGGTTCAACCTTGAGATTGAGAATGAGCCGGAACTTAACCGCGACCCGGACGCGATGGAATGGCTCGAGTACGTGTCGGACCTTATTTTCTCCGAGTTCTCGAATGATGCGACCGGCTTCAATTCGGCCATGCAGGAAGTTTACCTTGGTGTTGGATCGTTCGGCACACCGATTGTCTATCAGGATTACGACTTCGACATCGCGCACCTGAACTTTCGTGCGTGCGCCTTGGCGGATTCTTACCTGGACGAGAACTCCAAGGGACGGGTGGACGTGAACTTTCGGCGGCTGGATTACACCGCGCGCCAGCTTGTTCAAGAATTCGGCAGCATCGTTCCGACCGAAGTTCGCGAGGCGAAGGACCGCAAGGTCGAGGTTATTCACGCCGTCTATCCGCGCACCGACCGGGTTGCGGGCCGTTACGATCCCGGCAACAAACCGTTCGCGTCCTGCTGGGTGTTGCGCGAGAAACAACTGACCCTGAAGGAAAGCGGCTTCAACGAATTCCCGTATCACATTGCCCGGTGGAGCAAAATTCCGGGTCAAGTCTATGGCATCGGCCCCGGCCAGAATTGTCTGCCAGACGTGCGGATGTTGAACCGCATCCAATACACGCTGATTCAGGCGGCGCAGAAGCGGGTTAGTCCGCCGATGATTGTTCCCGATGACGGGTTCCTGATGAAGACGCCAAGCGCGTCACCGCAGGCGATGCTTTACTACGAAGCGGGCAGCAGCGGATTGAAGCCGGAGTATCTCGAGTACACAGGCGACATTCCGGTTGGAATGGAGATGGCGGAACAGTTGCGGGAATCCATCCGGCGCGCGTTCTTCGGCGAATGGGTCAGGTTTACGACCAAGAAAGAGCGCCAGACACAATTCGAGATTCAACAACTCATCGAGCAACAGTTGCGAATGATGGCACCGATGACCGGACGTTTGGGCACGGAATTGTTAGGGCCGCTCATTGCGCGTTCTTACGGCCTTCTGCAAGACGCCGGGCGCGTCCAGTCAGCGCCGGAACTGTTGCAACAGCGCAAGCTCAAGGTGATTTACGTTTCGCCAGCCGCGCGAGCGCAGTTGTCCACTAAGGCGATTGCGATGGGCCAATACATTCAAGAGCTTGTTCCTGTCGCGCAAATACAGCCTAACGTGATGGACAAGGTTGACTTGGACGCCTACGCCGATGAATTGGCGATTGTGCGCGGCGTTTCCCGGCGCGTCGTCAGGAATCAGGCGGACGTTGATAGCATCCGGCAGCAACGCGCCGAACAGGAACAGGCGTCGGCGATTGCCGGCGCGGCAGAGCCGGTCAGCAAGGCGGTATTGAACCTGTCCCAAGCGCAGGAAGCAGGAAACATTCTATGAACACAATCGCAGACATCATTCGCGCACTTTCCGACATCGGCCTGAGACTCAATCAGGAACAGGAACGGAAACTGACTTCGGCCATCGCCGCCATTCTCGACCGCAACCAACAACCAACGGCAGTCACCCTGTCGCAACCAACGGTGGAAACTCCACCGCAACCAACCAATGAACGAAACACCGACCCAGCCGATAAGTCCAAGCGAGGAAACCGCCGCAAGAAGGCAGGCGAAACAGGAAGCGAAGGAAGCGTATCGACGGACGACGCATCTGGTGGACGCGCTCTTGATCCACAAGAACACGGAGAAAGTTAGCGTCTCTGTTTCCATGAAGGACGGTTTGCCGATTGTTTATGTGGCGGCAACCGTGAACGGCAAAGATATTATCATGTTCAGGCCCGGAAAAATCGGCGTGGACAACAACTGGCTCGGCAGCGCCCAGGAACTTCTCGATCTGATGGCGGGCCGATGATTCCCGAAACGCTTCAGAAGATCGAGGATTGGCGCAAGCTACGGGAATCCTATGCGGCAGTGTTCAACAACCCGGACAACCCCGGCCTGCAAGAGCACGGCCAGCGCGTTTTACGGCATCTCTGCAAGCTCGGCTTCTGGCAACGCACAACCTTTGTTCCCGGCGACGTTCATCAAACCTGCCGCAACGAAGGCGCACGCCGGTTGCTGCTCGAAATCCTGACGCACATTTACAAACACGAAAGCGAACTTCTGAAAGAACTCGAAAGACAATATGAGACTGCACCTTGACCCCGACCCGAACGCCGCAGGCGGCGGCGCACCCGACTGGACAGCCACGCTCGACGAGCCGATGAAACAACACGTCACCTCGAAGGGATACAAATCGCCCGCCGACGTGATCAAGGCGCACATGAACGCCGAACAATTGATCGGCACGAAACGGTTGCAAGCGCCGGATGCCAACTGGAAGCCGGAACAATGGGAATCGCTTTACAAAGAACTCGGCAGACCGGAAGCGCCGGACAAATACAAAGTGCCGGACGTGAAGCTGCCGGACGGCATGAAGCTCGACGACGACCTGAAGATATTGCGCGATCTCGCGCACAAGACTGGGCTGAACCAGACCCAGGCGGATGCGTGGATGAAGGCTTACATGGAAACGGCGGCATCCGGCCACAAAACCAAGGCGGATGCAGAAGCGCAGGCCCGCACAGCCGGCGAAACGGCCATCAAAGAGAAATACGGTGAACAACTGGATGCCAAGAAGAACGTGGTCAAGGCGCTACTGGCCCGCGATTCGTCGCCGGAATTGATGGAGGCGTTGACTCGCACCGGGCTGGCTAATGACCCGGCCATGTTTGATTTCATGGTCAAGCTCGGCACCCAGCTTATCGAGGACAAGGCGGGCGGACGTTCCAACCTCGACGTGGCCGAGAACGTGAAGGCGCAGAACGAGATTCAATCACTTCAACAGGACAAGGATTTCTGGACGGCGTACACCAACCCGTATCACGTCAACCACAAGGCAGCAGTGGAACGAATGACATCGCTTTACACGTCGGCTTACCCCGGCACGGTAAAAGCCGCTTGACAGATTTCCAGCCGTGCTTTAACGGTAACGCATCGGACACGGCTAACGCCCCCGATTGAGAGACGCTAAAGCGTCAACCAGCCGAGTTCACTCGGTTAGGCCGCAGGCCCGAAAGGACACCCTCAGCCGTTCAAATGAATCGCATGAGAACTGTCTATGTCCTTTCAAGTCGATACGGCCCTGGTACAAGCCTACCACGCCAACATTCAGTTGCTTTCTCAGCAGATGGGTTCCCGCCTCGCCGGGAATGTCCGCGTTGAGACGCAAAGCGCAAAATACGACTTCTACGACCGGGTTGACGCAACCTCCGCCGCAGAAGTAACCACCCGTCACGCGGATACCCCGCTGATTTCCACCCCACACGACCGCAGGCGCGTTGGCCTCCGGGACTTCGATTGGGCCGATCTGATTGACAAGAAAGATCGGATTCGGATGCTGGCCGACCCGACCAGTGCCTACACCCTGAACGCCCTGGCGGCTCTTGGCCGCGCCAAGGATCAAGTCATCATTGACTCGGCCTTTGCCAGCGCGGCGACCGGCGAAACCGGCACCGGCACCCAGGCGCTCACGCTGGAGGTCGCTGTTGACTACGTTGAGAGCGGTGGTCCTGCTGCAAGCAATCTGACCATTGGCAAACTGCGCCGGGCACGCTCGCTCATCGGCCAGAATGAAGGCATCTCGCAGATGATGGGCGGTGACGGCCAGATGGTTGACGAGCCGCTGCTTGCCGTTGTGAAGCAACAGCAACTCGACGCGCTGTTGCGAACCACGGAAGTCACCAGCGGCGATTACAACACCGTCAAGGCGTTGGTTGACGGCAAGGTGGATACCTTCATGGGCTTCAAGTTCATCCGAACCCAGTTGCTCACTACGGATTCCAGCAACATCACCGATTGTATTTTCTACGCCAAGAGCGGGCTGTTGCTCGCAATGGGCTTGGAGATTATGACCGACATTGGTCCGCGCCGCGACAAGCGCAACTCTGTTCAGGTCTATGTGTGCGGTTCCTTCGGGAGCGTTCGCATGGAGGAAAAGAAAGTGGTTCGCGTGAAGTGCGACGACGACCTGTAACACGAAAGGAAACTGAATCATGGCTACCATTCAAGCTACTCAAGCGACCAAGATCGCCAACGCCTCATTGGGCACCTACGCCCCGCTCCTGCCGGGCGAACTTGGCGGACGATTGCGCGTTGCTTACTTCTCTCACACCACCACCGCATCCGGCAACGGAACGGTGGTTGGCGACATCATCCAACTCACGAAACTCCCGGCCCGCTCGCGTGTCGTGGATTTCGCGTTTCTGTGCGAAGACATCGGCGCGGCCACCGCTACACTTGGCATCGGCGACACGGGCGACTCGGATCGGCTCGTTTCCGCCATTGCCATCTCGGCGGCAGTGGCGCATCGCGCGGCCAGCACCATCCTGCGAACCGGCACCACGGAGGAACCGGACCTTGGCTGGGGCTACCTCTACACCACTGAAACGTGGATCAGCGCAACGATCCAGACTGCCGCAATTGACGCGGTTGGCCAGTTCTGGGGTTACATCGTGTATTTCGTCGATTAACCTGGGCGGGCGGACTCAACATCCGCCCGCTTCCTTTTATTTAAGGTGAACAAATGAAGAAACTTTTCTTTTTCGCGCTGTTGCTCGTTACCACGGCGATTGTCGCGCAGGAATTCAAGAACCGGCAACCGTATCCGTCTGAGCAAAAGCGTGTGGCCGGGTTGCAGCATTTTCTTGCTGAAGACAGCACGGCGCTTTGGACATTCATCGGCGCGGGCGGCATCACGACCAACCTGCTTCCGCCGCTCTACAACTACATCATCGCATCCAATGGCGTTGCGACGACGGCGCTCATCCTGCCAAATCCAACGAACAATCAGGGAGCGGTGTTCAACATCCTGTCGCCGGAACGCTCCGCGCTGGTTGTCAGCAACGGTGCGGTGGGCTTCACCATCAACAACTCGACGAGTTATTTCGTCCATGCCACGGGGTTCCTGACGAAAACCAATGTGCTGTTGAAGGTCATCAATCCTTACGGCACAAACTGGACGGCCATCATCCATTCGCTGGCGATCCCGTAAACACCTCCAACGCCGTCCCCATAGCGGCGTCCCTCGACGGCTGGCGTTTTGGTTGACGCCAGCCGTTTCTTGCTTTAACGATAAAGACGCATGGCAACTCAGAGCAACCTTAACTGTGCAAACATGGCCTTGCGGCTCATGGGTCATCGGGCGGTTCTTACGGCTCTATCTGATACGACAACAGAAGGACTGGCTTGCAATGGGCTGATTGACGAGTGCAAGAAGGCGCTCCTGCGGATGCACCCGTGGAATTTCGCGGTCAAACGTCAAACGATTGCGAAAGTAAACAGCGCCACCATCACAGCCATCGGTGCGGCGGGTGGAATCACTGAGCTTACTGTAACAAACAGCTATGCTGTTGGTGAATGGTTGATGGTCGAAACGGACAGCGACTTTGCTCCGGTTGAAGGACTGGACGGCGGGCCGTATGAAATCTCGACTGCCACGGCGTCCGTGGTTGGAATCATTTTGGATTTTGCGGAGATCACGGGTACTTTTGTTTCGGGCCTGACCTACACATTCCGCACAAACCCGTTTGGTTATCTCTACAGCCTTCCTCTCCCAACGGATTCCCTGCGTGTTTTGGCAATAAACGAAACCCAAAGCAGTGAAGATTGGAGAATTGAAGGGGGCAGGATTCTAACGCATACTGAGCCGATTGACATTCGATATATCAAGGATGTGACGGATTACGCCACGATGGATTCGACGTTCTATCAGGCGCTCGCCAATTACCTCGCCTACACGCTCTGCGACCATCTCAGTGCCAGTGATGGCAAGAAGAACGAGCTTCACGTCTATCTCTACGGCGGACAAGGCAAGCGCGGCATCCTGCCACAAGCGCGATTCTTGGATGCCAACGAAGACCCGCCCGGCGAGTTCCGCTCGCTGGACTGGCTGGAATCTCGGCAGCAAGGGTCCAATCGTGGGTTCGTGCGTGATCCTGGGACGTGAGCCATGCCACTCATCCGACTAGGCCAGACCGATGACGCTTCCGTTGAAGTTACGATCTTCACTTGCGACCCGGCGATCTATTCGTTCGTCACGGCACGAAGTTTGATCGTCACAAATCGCAGTGCGACCGGGCGGACGTTCAGCGTCCGGCACTTGAATGGCGGAGTGGCAGTCGGCAACTCGGATTATTGGTTTCGCAACACGCCGATCGTGCCGAATCAAGGGTTACTGTTCCCGCTGGATTGTGGTTTGTCGCCAACCGATACCATCCGGGTTGAGGCAAGTTCGGCGGATTTGACGTTCAATTTATATGGCGAGAAGTGATTTATGTCCGCACCCGGCGCACCGCACGGATTAGACCAGCAAGAAGAAGCTGGCGGGCAACCGCTGGTTTACGGGGCCATTCCTGTAAGCACGCTGTTGTTTCGTTCATCCGGCGCGACTGACTACCAAATCATCGGCCTGACCGTCGGCACGAACCTTTCCGTTGGCGGTGGCGCGTTGAACGCATCCGGTGGTGGTTCAGCTTCCATTACCGCCGTGACCGTCACGGTGCCGTACGGCACTCGCGACGCCTTGATCGCGGTGGCAGATGCGTTGGTGACAGCGACGACGAAAATACTGCAAACCATCGGAGCATATCTTCAGACTGACACCAATGATCCATCCGATTGTTATATGTCAGTTGAAGACGTTGGAACTGGCACTTTCAACGTCCGAGTGCGGGCAATCGGTAGGGAGTCTATCGGCGGGCCGTTCAACTTCTTCTACATACTAGGATAACTTATGGTTCTATACGACGCACGCGGGAATGAGATTCTTAGTGGTTTTCCAGACATCACAACGGGGCAGACCTTTACGGATGCACGGACCATCTCGGCCACGCTCGGTGCTCTCAATGCCGAAACGGTGATGGATTTGACGGGTTGCGCCC